ATACCGCGAACGCGCTTATAACGATGGTTAAGGAGCGGATAGTATGAACCCTGGGCTTATGGACAGGCGGCTCACAATCATGCGAGGAACGTTTACATCAGATAGCTCTGGCGACGCAGTAGCTAGTTGGAGCGAGACAACCAGATGGGGAAGCCTGCAAACACTCAGCGGCAAAGAGCTTTACGAGGCAAAAAACATCTCGCCAGAGCTGACGCATAAGATTATTATGCGCGAAACTGACGTGACGCCGAGGGACAGAATCAAATACGGCAGCAGAGAGTTTCGAGTATATTCGGTTTCAGAGATTGGCAATGGATACACGCAGATACTGGCGATGGAGGTTTTCTGATGGCTGGTGCATATGTAACTGGCGTTGAGCAGATAAACGCAAGATTCGCGGTTGCTGGCAAGATAATCGAAGAGCAGCTCGACAAATCGCTTGACGAAGCGGCAAAGATAATCGCCGACGCCGCGAGAGGCTACGCGCCAGCTAGAACAGGGGCGCTAAAAAAAGCCATACATTGGGAGAAAAGCAGACGCAACCCAAAAGAGCGCATAGTCACGCCATACGACAAAGGCGCGCGTCACGGTCACCTTGTTGAATATGGGACGATGGAGCGCCACCAATCGAATGGCAAGTCGGTTGGCAAAATGCCAGCGCACCCGTTTATGCGACCTGCCGTCGATAGCAGCGGCTGGCAAAAGAAAGTTAAAGACGACATGAGGAAGGCAGTAGCTGCGACATGATAGACGATGAGGTAATCGCCAAACTAAAGAGCATAAATTCGAACGTCTATTCGGACTGGCTTCCAGATAGAGTTTCGCTTCCGTCGCTCGTCGTATATCGCGTGTCATCTAGCACGGAGAAAATGCACGACGGCGGCAAAGTGCAGTCAACAAGGTTTCAAATTGATGTGCTGACAGAAAGCGCCGCGGAAATGCGAAACCTTGCAGAGGGCATTGAGGACGAGTTCGACGGGACAGAAGATGGCGTCTATTACTCGTCGCAGTATATTTTTGATACATTTGAGCCGCAGACAAAGGTTTATAAGGCGACGATGGAGATTGTCGCCAAGTTCGGAAAAGACTGACCCGCCCAGTGCGCGGGCTTTGACAATGCAAAAGATTTGACAGTGAATAGGAGGAAACAAAAATGGCAGTAAAAGCTCTTGGATATGGAACTAAATTGCAGGTGGAAAGCGATGGGGAATATCTCGACATCCCGTCTCTCAAGGATTTCGAGGTGCCATTCGGCGCTGCCGACAAGGTCGATGTGACGACGCACGATAGTCCTGAAAAGTCCAAAGAGTATATCTCTGGACTCAAGGACACGGACAAATTCGACGTCGAAGTTATCTTCGACCCGAATAACGAGGTTCACCAATACCTAGTAGCGCTATATGAGTCAGGCGACAAAGTTGGGTGGAAAGTTATCTATCCAGAAGAAGTCTCGTGCGAATTCACATTCGACGGATTTGTGACTACGATAACCCCTGGCGCGCCTGTCGAAGACGCAATCGCAGCTAAGGTCGAGATTCAGATTTCGGGTCCAGTTACGATGATTCCTGGCTACACGACCTAATAGGAGGTTAGAATGCCATCACCGACGGTAAAGATAGGTGGCAAAGAGTATAGCCTACGGCTTACAACAAAAGCTGTTATGCTCACTGAAGACGAACTAGATAAGCCGATAACGGAGATATTCTCTCCAGACGCTCAACCACGTGTGCGCGAAGTCGTAACACTTGTGTGGGCATGCTTGCATAAAGAAAATCCAGAACTGACTATCGATGACATCGCCGAGCAAATCGACTTCGTTAAATTCGGAGATGTGGCGTCGGCTATTTCTGGCGCGTTGTCGGAAGGCGATGAGCCTACCCCTTTAGCAGCACAAAGCAAATAGTAGCGTTTCTCATCGCCAACTCGTCGGTGGTATGCGACCTATCCGAGCTAGACTATAGGCTGGCTCGAGGCATAGCGGACGAGGTAAAAGCTCGCAATATGAGGGAGGACGAGAGAACGGCTAGGATATGTGCTACTGTCGCGAATGCACTTTGCAAGAAGAAAGACGGCAAGCCTTTCACCGTTAGCGATTTCATGCCAGAAACTATTGACACAAGCGACCCACGAGGCGAGAAGAGGTTTATAACATGGTTAAAAATAAAGGCGGCGAGGAATAGGCATGGCTGATATTGGCGCAATGGTAGTTCATATATTAGGTGACAATACTGGTTTGACAGCGTCCTTAGGCGCGGCTCAATCCCAGGTCGCCGCAACTGGCGGCAAAATGAAATCACTGGGCGCCAATGTGGCTAAATATGCCATACTGCCTATGGCAGCTATTGGTGGCGTTGCTCTTGGCTCCGCAATGCAGGTTGACAAAGCCCATGAACAAATAGCGATAGGCACAGGCGCAACAGGCAAAGCACTCGAGGGTCTAACAGAATCCTTCCGAAACGTTTGGGGCGAAGTTCCGCAAGGTGCCGAAGAGGCTGGCAAAGCCATGGCTGATGTCAACACCCGCCTCGGACTAACTGGCAAAGAGCTCGAGACCACTTCTAAATCATTCCTCGACTTTGCCGACGCAGCTGGCATAAACGCCTCGGACGCCGTGCTGACGGTTACACGGACGATGGGCGACTGGGGCATAAAGGCGGGCGGTGCCACTGGCTTACTCGATAAGCTGACTGTCGCCGCCCAAAAATCTGGCATAGAAGTTGGCGCACTAGCCGAACACATGACAAGGTACGGCGTGCCACTACGTCAGTTCGGGTTCAGCATGGATGAGGCAATAGGCACACTGGCAGGATTCCAGTCCGCTGGCGTCAACACAGAAGAGGTCATGGGGTCTCTAAAAATTGCCGTTACACGCCTAGCGAAAGAAGGCAAAGGCGGCAGGGAGGCGTGGGATGAGATAACAGGCTCAATAAAAGGCGCCAAAGAGATGACCGAGGCTACGTCTATCGCCACCGAGTATTTCGGCGCTAGAGCCGCCTCAAATATGGCTGGCGCCATCCGCGAAGGCAAATTTGATATCGACGACTGGTCAAAGGCGCTGGAGAACGCCAAAGGTGCAACTGAACGCACAGACGAGGCTTCGGAGACATTCGCCGAAAAGATGAAGAACTTTGGACACAAAGTTATGTTAGCCTTTGAGCCACTAGGCAAACCGCTCATGGATATACTTAGCGGAATGCTAGACGCTATTGAGCCAGCTATCGGTTCTATCGGAAAACTATTCGGAGCGATGGCGCCAACAATTGAAAAGTTAGTAACTAGCTTGTCGCCAGTCTTTGAGACCCTAGGAAAAGTCTTGGATAAATTAAGCGAGCCCCTGGCTAAAGTTGGTTCAGCATTTGGAGACCTTTTCGCCCAGGGTGTGAATTTGTTAATGGCGGCACTTGAACCGTTTATACCAATTATCGGAACAGTGCTAAAAGTCGCCTTAGAGGTTATAGTCGAATTGTTCAAAATGATGGCTTCTTTTTTGAAACCCTTGATACCCATAATTAAGCAGGTCGCAAGTGTTATAGCCAAGGATTTGGCGCAGATTCTAAAAACCCTGGCTCCCATGATACTTCAGGTGTTGAAGGCTTTTGCGCCATTGCTGCCGATACTAGCCAAACTTGCTGTTGCGCTATTGAAGGCAGTTCAACCCATACTCAACGTGTTTTTGAAAACCTTAGCAGGGCTGTTAAAAGTTCTGGCGCCAATAATCGTGTTTGTCGCCAAGGTAATTTCAGGAATTCTTAACGTAGCTATAAAAGTCGCAACTGGAGTAGTTAAAGGTTTTGTAGCTGTATTGAAATTCTTTGGAGGCATTCTTAAAGTCATAGGAGCCGTATTCAGCGCCGTTTGGAATGGCATAAAGGCAGCTGCAGAGGCAATATGGAACGGTATAAAGGCGGCTTGGGACGCTGTTATGACTCCGCTTATTAACTTCGCAAAAGCAGCGTGGGACGCAGTAAAAGTCATGTGGGATTTTGTCTGGAACGCAATCAAGGGCGCTATAAATACCGCGTGGGAATGGATTGTTTCGGCATGGCATACAGTCATCGACCCGCTAGTTAATATCGTCAATACTGTATGGGACGGCATTAAAGATTTATGGAACACTGTTTGGGATAGAATTAAATCGGCAGCTTCCACTGTTTGGAATGCGATTGTTACCGCATGGCATACGGTTATAGACCCGTTGGTTGGCGCGGTCAAAGCCGTCTGGGATGGTATCTCCGACCTATGGGATAGAGTGTGGGGTGGTATAAAATCAGCAGCCACGAGAGTATGGGACACAATTGTTTCGGCATGGCATACTGTTATGGACCCGCTAGTCGAAGCAGTCAAAACAATTTGGGACGGCATTTCAAATGCGTGGGATAGGGCATGGAGTTCATTGGTAGGAATAGTTAAGAGAGCTGTCAACGGAGTTCGCACTGTTTTGAATAAGTTGATTGACGGTATCAACGTTATACCAGGAATTAACATTCCGCATATTCCAGAGTGGAAGCATGGCGGTGGGAAAATAGGCAGAAGCGGTTTATATTATCTGCAGAAAGACGAATATGTTGTCAGGCGACCAGCGGCAAACCGCCTGGGCACCCGAACGATGAACGCTATCAATGCGGGGTCACTTGCATTAGCAGGCGGTGGTTCCACAACTATACATACTGGCAACATCATCCTCAACAGCGTGTCGCCAGAATACGACGCCAAACAGCTCGTGCGAGAGCTTGACAAAATCGCAAGGCGAGGAACGCAGTTAGGCAAGACGATTTAGAGGGAGAGCAATGTCAATAACGGGGACAGTAACAGATACAGACGGTAATCCGATTGAGAATGTGTTGGTGGAAGTATATAAAGACACCAGTCCGCAATATGAGTTCGACCCAGAGATTTTACCCCTGAGGCATGCTGATGGGCAAGCATTCACCGACGAAAACGGGGATTATGAAATAGACATACATGCTGATGAGCGAGCTTATATTTTATGCGCAATAAATGCTTACGGATTGAGTTATCAATTACTATGGTATGACAATGTGCAGACAGTAGCCGAAGCGACTAGATTTCTCGGACCAGAAGAAATGACTGCTAATTTCGTTTTGCCTGCCGCAAATTGTAGCATAACAGGAACTGTTAGCGGATGGTCGCCAGAAACAGCCTATGTAATGGTAGGCTTATTAGAAGAAGACGGCGGAGACTTCTTCTTACGCTCAATGGCGTTTATAGGCGACCTCGAAAACCCGACATATGAACTATTTGGAGGATATTCGGATAAAACATACAAAGTCATGTTTATCGCCGCCGACGAGGAAAACAACTGGCTAGACTGGGGATTTTATGACGCTCATCCGAAAGAAGACTTTGCTCTCGCCGACGACGTGTTCGGCAGCGAAAATAGCATAGACTATGACTTCGGCTACGTTCCAGCGTCGCCAGTGGTATATTCTATTTCTCC